ATGATTGAGCAGCTTTCCCATCGGCAGACCCAGGTGCTGACCTGGTGGTGCAGCTCCTCCCCATGGACGCAGCGGGACTGCATCATCTGCGACGGAGCGGTACGCAGCGGAAAAACCCTGTGTATGAGCCTGTCCTTTGTCTGCTGGGCCATGCGAGCCTTCCACGGCAGGCAGCTGGCCTTCTGCGGCAAGAGCATCGGCTCGGTGCGGAGAAATCTCACCGAGCCACTCCTCCCCTTGCTGCGGGAGTTCGGCTTCTCCTTCCAGGAAAAGCGGTCAGAGAATCGAATCGAGATCTCCTTTGGCGCCCGGCAAAACACCTTTTATCTCTTCGGCGGTCTGGACGAAGGCTCCGCCTCCCTCATCCAAGGGGCTACCTTCGCCGGCGTGCTGCTGGATGAGGTGGCGCTGATGCCTCGCTCCTTTGTGGAGCAGGCCTGCGCCCGGTGCAGCGTGGAGGGATCTCGGCTGTGGTTCAACTGCAATCCGGAAGGGCCAGAGCACTGGTTCTACAAGGAGTGGATCCAAAAGGCGGAGGAGAAAAACGCCCTCTACCTCCACTTCACCATGGAGGACAATCCCTCCCTCTCTCCCAAAACCCTGCGGCGGTTTCAGCGGCTGTACACCGGCAGCTTTTACCGGCGGTTCGTGCTGGGAGAATGGGTGGTGGCCCAAGGGCTGGTGTATGACTTCTTTGATGACAGCTATGTGGAGGATCCACCGGAGGACTGCCAGGAGTATGTGATCTCCTGCGACTACGGCACTCGCAATCCTGCCTCCTTCGGCCTATGGGGTCGAGTGGGGGAAAAATGGTACCGAGTCGAGGAGTATTACTATGACTCACGGCGAGAGGGTCGCCAGAAAACCGACGCAGAGTACGAGGAGGCGCTTCGCACTCTGGCCGGTGGGCGGAACATCCGCCTGGTGGTGGTTGACCCGTCTGCCGCCAGCTTTATCACCCTCCTTCGGCAAAAAGGCTGGAGGGTGAAGAAAGCAAAGAATGACGTGCTGGCAGGGATCCGGCTCACCGCCTCCCTGCTGCAAGCCGGAACCCTAGTGATCTGCTCTCCCTGCACCGATGCCATTCGGGAATTTCATCAGTACCGATGGGAGGACGGTGCAGGTCGGGATCAGGTGCGAAAGGAGTTTGACCACGCCATGGACGACATCCGCTACTTTGCGGCCACGGTGGTGGGCAAAAAGGAAACCCTGGCGTTGGGCGCATCCGCCCCGCTGCGCCGGAGAGGATTGGGCGGAAGAAAGGAATGGTGACATGAGAAGAAAAAAGCAGGAGGCTTCCTCTGGGGTAGCCGGAACCGCCGTGCAGATCAGGGATGGCACTCGCCACCCCTTTGGGATGCTGGATCGATATGTTCCCCTTCAAAAGGGAGAGATCGGCCTTTACCGTGGCATCCGTGAGGCGGTTCCGGCGGTGGATGCGGCCATCCTCAAAATCATTCGGCTGGTGGGTGGCTTCTCCCCGCTCTGCCCGGAGAAAGGAGCCCAGCGAGAGCTGGAGGAATTTCTCCGCAGAGTGCCCACCGGACACGGGCAGCGTGGCATTCAGTCCTTTTTGGACTGCTATCTGGACACCATGCTCACCTGCGGTCAAGGAGTGGGCGAAGTGGTGCTGACCCGGGATGGGAGAGACATTGCCGCCGTGCTCTGCGGCAACCCGGCGGATGTGGAGGTACAGGAGGGCGAAACCCCACTGGAATTTTCCCTCTGTGGGTATGATGAGCGGGGGATGCTCACCCCCTTTCCTCGGCAAGACCTGCTCCTCTTCACCCCCTTTAACCCGGAGGCGGATGCGCCTTATGGGGTGTCGCTGCTGCGGAGTATGCCCTTTCTCACCGACATTCTCATGAAGGTGTACACCGCCACCGGGCAGAACTGGGAGAGAATGGGCAACGTGCGGTTTGCGGTGATCTGCAAGCCCGGTACCGGCGAGCTGGACGGAGACACCGCCCAGGAACGCAGCGAGATCATCGCCCGAGAGTGGAGCGCCGCCATGCAGGACAGCAAAAACGGACGGGTGCGGGATTTCGTTGCCGTAGGCGATGTGGACATCAAGGCCATCGGCGCAGACAACCAGGTGCTGGACGCAGAGGTTCCTGTGCGGCAGATTCTGGAACAGCTTATCGCCCGGACGGGTATTCCGCCCTTTATGCTGGGACTCAGCTGGTCTACCACCGAACGGATGAGCACCCAGCAGGCGGATATGCTGACCAGCGAGCTTTACGCCATTCGGCGCACCTTGGAGCCGGTGCTGGAACGGGTCTGCGAGGGATGGCTCCTCCTCCACGGCTATGACCCTCAGGTCACCATCCAGTGGGAGGAGATCAACCTACAGGATCAGGTGGATGACGCCAAGGCGGCGCTGTATCTCCAGCAGGCCAGAAAGCTGAAGCTGGAATGTGACCGCCTGGATCAGACGGATCACACCACCGTGGACGATCTATTGGAGGGAAATGAATGAAGCTATACAAAGAAGCAATGACAGAGGTGGGGTGTCCCCTGGAGGAGTCCGATCTGGCGCTCATCAACACCCTGTCCCGAAAGCCGCTGACGGCGGAGGAGGTATATACCTTTGCGGTGCAGCTCTGCGACAATGAGGTGGATCGGGATTTTGAGCGGTTTGACCGGGAAGCGCTGGGCGTTCTCGCCAAGCTGTTTGTGGGGAAAACCGGCATCTTCGACCACCAGTGGCAGGCCTCCGGTCAGGCTGCCCGCATCTACCGCACCGAGCTGGTGGAGGATCGCAGCCAGCCCACCGTCAGCGGCGAGCCCTACACCGCCCTGAAAGCCTACGCCTACATGGTGCGCACCGAGGGCAACGCCGACCTGATCCGAGAGATCGAGGGCGGCATCAAAAAGGAGGTGTCCGTTTCCTGTGCGGTGGCGGAAACCGTCTGCTCCATCTGCGGCGCACCGCTGGGTGACGGAGAGCACTGCTGCCACACCAAGGGCCACTGGTACGGCGAGGAGCTGTGCTACGGCATTTTGAAGCAGCCCACCGATGCCTATGAGTGGAGCTTTGTGGCGGTGCCCGCTCAGCCAAGAGCAGGAGTGGTAAAGGGCTTTCACCAGGCTGGCGCAACCCTGAAGGAATATCTGTCCGGTGCGCCGGAGCTGCTGCACCAGGTGGAGCAGCTGGAGGAAGAGAGCCTGCTGGGTCGGAAGTATCTGGCCGCTCTCCGGCAGGAGGTGGTTCGGCTGGGTGGTCTGACCCACACTGGCGTAGACAAGGCCATGCGCCAGCGCATGGCGGAGCGGCTGGACGAGGAGGAGCTGCTGGCTCTGAAAAAGGGCTACGAGGAGCAGCTGAATGCCCTCTATCCTCCCGTGACCCAGCTGCCCGGAAGCAAGCAGTCCGTTCCTCAGCGGGAATCGGACACCCCATTTCTCATTTAATAAACGGAAAGGAGTATTTTTATGAACATTGCATTTGACGGAATCCGTGAGGTCGTGGTGACCTTCCTGGCCACCGAGGACACCAAGGCCGGTGATCTGGTGAAGATTTCCGACCAGGGCACTGTGTCTCCCTGCAAGGAGGGTGAGGCCTTCTTCGGACAGGTGCTGTCCCTGGAGGAGGATACCGCAGCGGTGCAGATGGGCGGCTTTGTCACCGTCAGCTGCGCCTCCGGCTGCCCTGCTCTGGGCTATGTGACCCTGGCTGCCGACGGAGCCGGCGGCGTGAAAACCGCTGACACCGGCAAGGATGCCCTGGTGGTATCCACCGATCCCAACGCACTGACCGCTGTGATTTATCTGTAAGGAGGAAGAAAAAATGGCATATACATTTGAAACTTTGAAGCTGGAAAAGGGAATGTACGGCGAAAGCGGCCGCACCTTTACCCAGGTTTTGGAGGCACAGGATCCCTCCGAGCACTACAGAGGCACTCCCCTGGAGGGTCTGGACGCCTATCAGCGCCAGCTGAAGCGCTTTGACATTAAGGTGAAGGGCGCCGGTTCGGACACGGTGGAAAAGTTCTTCCGCACCTCCGACTCCTCGGTGCTCTTCCCGGAGTACATCGCCCGCTCCATTCAGCAGGGCATGGAGGAGAGCAACATTCTCCCCTCCATCACCGCCACCGTCACCAGCTTTGACGGCATGGACTACCGTTCCATTGCCTCTGTGCCCAGCGAGGATATGAAGTCCCTGAAACGAGTGGCCGAAGGCGCTGAGATTCCTCAGACCACTGTGAAAACCCAGGAGAACCTGGTGAAGCTCCACAAGCGCGGCAGAATGCTGGTGGGCTCCTACGAGGCCATTCGATTCCAGAAGCTGGATCTGTTCACCGTGACTCTGCGGCAGATCGGCGCTTACATCAACCGGATGCACCTGGAGGATGCCATCAACGTGATCATCAACGGTGACGGCAACGGCAATCCCGCCGACAGCTTCAAGATCGGCGACACCAACATCGGCGGCACTGCCGGCACTCTGAGCTATGACGCTCTGGTGAACTTCTGGGCCCAGTTTGAGCCCTATGAGATGAACACCCTGCTGGTGCCCGGCGATGTGATGGTGCAGCTGCTGAAAATGCCCGAGTTCCAGAACCCGCTGACCGGCCTGAACTTCCAGGGCACCGGTAAGCTGACCACTCCCCTGGGTGCTACCCTCCTCCGTTCCTCTGCGGTTCCCGCCGGTACCCTCATCGGCCTGGACAAGAACTACGCCCTGGAAATGGTGCAGGGCTCCTCTGTGATGGTGGAATATGACAAGCTCATTGACCGCCAGCTGGAGCGGGCTGCCATCACCTCCATTGCAGGCTTTGCCAAGCTGTTCCAGGACGCAGGTAAGGTGCTGACCCTGGCATGAGAGAGGACACTTTGACCCGAGTGGCAGCGCTGCTCCAGGCGGGTGGGGAATTTGATATAGCCCTGTTCCCTGCCATGAGCCTGGCCTGCGAGGTGGAGCTTTCCGGGCACCTGAAACCCGGCGCTGATCCGGAAACGGACTGCCCGGAACTTTATGCCCTGGCCATCAGCCTCCTGATGCGAGCAAAGGCTGGGGTACAGAGTCCCACTCCTTCCTCCTATACCCTGGGTGATCTGTCCGTCACCGGGCAGAGTCCGGGAGAGACTGCCGCTGCCCTGCGGCAGGAGGCGTTCCGGCTGCTGAAGGGGTATGTGTATCCCACCGGCTTTGCCTTTGTGGGGGTGCGGTCATGAAGATTGCCCAGCAGGTGGAGCGCATTCTCTCAGCGCAGGGACAGCAGCTGACCCTCCATTTTCAAGATGGAGGAGTGGGAACGGGATTGGGCTCGTTACAGCCCTTTCTCTCCCAGAGCAGAGATGACCCTTGGCAGCAGGCCTCCAAGCTGGGCAGCTTTGATGGAGCTCGGTTCCGCCTCTATGGAGCCATAGGGACGGACTGGGCACCGGAGCAGCTGAGCTGGGTGGAGCTGGGCGGAAACGCCTACTCCATCCGCTCGGCGGAGCCCCTGTATTGGGGAGAGGAAAAAGCCTACTGGTGGGCCATTGTCACCCCAAGAGATGAGGAGGAGAAATGCCCATGACATTGGAACAGGTGCAGCAAGGGCTCATCGACTATCTGGTGAGTCAGGATATTCACGCCATTCCCGCCTGGCAAAAGGAGAGCCGAAAGGCCCACAGAACGGCGGTAGCGGTGGTTTCCCTGAAATCCCTGGAGCTCACTTCCTTAGGCCAACAGAACTACCTGGGAGAACGGGTGGAGGAAGGCGGCACGCTGCGCATTCCCATTTATGGGCGGAAGCTGGCGCTGACCTTCGGCCTGGATCTTTATGCGCCCAAGGGAGAGGCGGAGCAGTGCCATGCTCTCTTTGCCCAGCTGGGTCAGGCCCTTTGTCTCAGTGGCCCGGAGGGACTGACGGTGGAAAAGCTGTGCTGCGGCGAGATTCGCTATGACAGTGAGGCCGACTGTCTCACCTGCTCGGCGGAGCTGGTGACAGGAGCCTGGTGCTATCTCACCACCCAGGAGGATGGCGAGGAGATCACCGAGTTTATTGTGAAAGGAGACACAAGCGTATGAGTACAAATCACGAGCGTCCGGGGGTGTATTCCTCCTTTGATGCGTCCTCTGTGGTGTATGGAGGAGGCAGCGGACAGACGGTAGGTGCGGTGGGCTGCGCCGTCACCGGCACGGTGGGCGAAGCCACCACCTTTACCTCTGCCGCTCAGGCGGAGACTGCCTACGGCACCAGCACCACCGGAATCGGTCTGGCGGAGCTGGTGCGGATGGCCCTGAAAAACGGCGCTTCTGCCGTGGTGGCTGTGCCGGTGGCACTGGGTACCAGTGCCGCTGCCTCCGCCTATACCTCCGCTTTGGCGGTGCTGGCAGCACAGGAGGATATTTCCGTGGTGATCTGCGACAGCGGCGACGCAGCGGTTCACAGTGCGATGAAAGCCCATGTGGAGGACTGCGCTGCGGCCAGAAAGGAGCGGATCGGCGTGGTGGCACCCAAATCCGGTGAAACGGTGTCCCAGCTGGTGGAGAGAGCCAAGAGCCTGAACAGCGAGCGAATGCTGCTGGTGGCTCCCTGCTCCACGGACAGCGAGGGAACTGCCCTGGCAAATGGCGCCTTGGCGGCAGCGGCGGTAGCCGGTGCGCTGGCAGGAGACTCCGACCCGGCACTGCCCTTGGGCGGTGCGGAGCTGTCCGGTCTCAGCGGTCTGGAAGCCGACTACTCTGACGGAGACATTGATCTGCTGGTGCAGGGCGGCGTCACCCCACTGGAAACGGTAGGCGGTACGGTCAGCGTGGTGCGTGGCATCACCACCCGCACCACCACCGGCGGCGCTGCGGACACCACCTGGCGGGAGAGCACCACCATCCGCATTGTGGATGATGTGATCCCGGCGGTGCGGGATGCCCTGCGGGCAAAATTTCTCCGCACCAAGAACACCGCCCAGAACCGCAGCGCCATTGCCTCCCAGGTGGTGATCACCCTGGAGGACAAGCTGAGCCGCCAGATCATCGACAGCTACGATTCTGTTTCCGTGACGGCGGATGCGGAGGATCCCACCCGCTGTCTGGTGGACTTTAACTTTGCGGTGGCCCACGGTCTCAACCAGATCTATATTTCCGCCCACATTACGGTGTAAAGGAGGGGTTTCATGAATACGGTAAAATTTCCCACCAGCCAGGATATTTACCTGGAGGTAAACGGCAAAAAGGTGGCCATTGTCCAGAGCTACTCCGCCAAAAGCACCCGGGACACCATTTCGGTGCAGGCCTTTGGCCAAAGCGACCCGGTGGGCACCATCGGCGGTGCGGACAGCCACACCATCCAGCTGACTCGGCTCTATGCCACCGAAGATGCCATCTCCGACGGCATTCGGTTCCACGATCTGGACGACTTCTCCCTGGTGATCTGCAAGCCGGATCGAAAGATCATCTACTCCGGCTGCCGGTGGAGCTCCATCAGCGAAAGCGGCGAGCTGGGTGCTATGGTGCTGGAGCAGGTGACCCTGGTGGCTGCCAAGCGGATGGAGGTCAGCCTGTGATGGAGAAGCGCATGGACGCTCTCTTTCGCTCCCTGCCTCAGACGGAGGTTTCGGTGGGCGGTCACCGGCTGCTTCTGGAAACTCCAACTGCCGCTCAGGTGTTGGAGGCGAAAAGCGAGGCGGCGCTGGTTGCCCAGGATGCCGCCGAAGAGGTGCTGATTTCCAACGCCTGTGTGCTATCCAAGGTGCTGAGAAATGAGTCCGGGTTGGCGTTTTCCGATGGAAAGGCGGTGCTGGCCGCTCTGACCCCTGGGGAGATCGGGGCTCTTTCCCAAACCTTGGCCCAGCTCTGCCAGGAAGGTGACCCTGGGATGGACTCCCAGGAGCTGGACACGGAGGGCTATTTGGAGGAGCTGAGAGGAAACTCTGCCGCTCGGCTGCGGTGGAAGGTGCAGAAGGCCTTTCACGCTCTGCCCACCGAGGAGCGGGTGAGAGAGATGCACCCACGGGACTACCTGTACTGCCTCCTTCATCTGATTTTGGACGAGGAGGAGGAGCTCTCCCACCTGTGTCCCAGCTGCCGCCAGCGAGCTCAGGAAAAGCGCTGCGCCTGCTGCGGCGCTTCCTTGGAGGAGTGCCAGGCGGAAAACCCGGCCTTTGATCCCAAGCGATTTGAGGAGCTGCGGGAGGAGGCGGTGAAATGACCGATCTCTTGACCCTGCTGCTGGCGTTAGGCGGTGGAACGGAAGCCGTTTCCTCCGCTCAGACGGTGGCTCAGGAGTTTGTCCAGAATTTTGCCCAAGCAGAAAATGCCAAACCGGCTTCCGTGGCCACCGACGGGGAGGAGTACACCTCCTCCCCTGAGGGCACCGCAGAGCAGGAAAATGCCGCAGAGCCAGCGGGCACTGCGGAGCGTCTGGCGGAAGCGCTGGACTCCTTGGCAGCGGCAAAACGCTCCGCCGGACAGCTGGAGGAGACTGCCGCCACAGAGCGCACCGGTCAGGCGGTGGAAGAAGCGGTCAGCGCTTGGCTCACTGCCGCCCAGGCTGGAACCCTCCCTCTTGGGACGGAGTTCAGAGCAGTTCAGCGGGTGGGTTCCGGCGGCGGCTTCTCCTCCCCTGTTTTAGCGGGAACAGACAATGTCTCCGGTTTCCAGCAGAGTGCCGGAGCGCCGCCGCTGGAACGGGTGATCGTCCAGGAGAGCCAGGGCAGTTCGGGACTGAGCCTTTCCGCCCTGGATCGGATGATGGAACGGGATGCCCGGCGATATGACAACGGCTTTCCTCTATACTAAGCGAAAGGAGAATGGAGTTTGGAACTGACCCCAATGAAATTTAAAACCTTTACCTGGCCCCACAATCCCTCCACCTACCACGTGACCTTTCAGCGGGTCATGGCGGTGAACAAGGTTCCCTTTGGCAAATACAGTTTGCAAGACCTGGGCGTGACCCGGCGAGTCATGGAGGGTGAAGGGGTGTTTACCGGGTCGGACGCCTATCGGAACTTTGCAAAGCTGGCGGCGCTGTTCTATGAGGGCACTCCCGGTGCGCTGGTACACCCCATTTGGAGCACCACCAGCGCTTATCTGGTGAAGCTGGAGCTGGAGGAGGCGCCTAGAGCGGACTATGTGAAGTATTCCTTCACCTTCTGGGAGAATTATACCGGCTACTCCGGTCAGAGCGCCGGAACCACCACCTCCACCCAAACAGCGTCCTCTGCCTCGTCCTCCACTTCCTCCACCCGGTATTATACCGTGGTGAAGGGCGACACCCTCTGGGCCATTGCCCGGAAATATTCCACCACGGTGGCGGCCATTTCCGCCCTGAATCCCAGCCTGAAAAATCCCAATCTCATTCAGGTGGGTCAGGTTTTGAGGGTGGCGTAATGACCGCCGCCGTAAAATTATACACCGGTGAGACCTACACCCTGCCGGTGCTGCTGGCCTGGGAGCTGAATTACACCGCCGGCGTGCCCTGCGATGCGTTTTGGGTGCGCTTTGTGGGAAACAGCGCCGTGACGGCTCAGCTCCACAAGGCCGTGACTTTTTCCGCCAGTCAGGACGGCCAGCGGGTGTTCACCGGCGTGGTGGACGAATATCACCTGGAATGGGGTGAGGATGGGATCGTTGTGGAGGTTTCCGGACGAGGGATGGCTGCTCGTCTGCTGGACAACCAGTCTCCCGCCCAAACCTACGGCACTGCCACCACCGCTATGCTTCTGCGGGATCATGTGACCTGCCACGGCATCACGGTGGCGGATGCCGGGAACTTATCTGCGGTGCCGGGATTTTCTATTTCCAGCGGCACCAGCGAATGGAGCGTGCTCTATCAGTTCGCCCAGTATTACAGCCGGGTGACTCCTCGGTTTGACCGGCAGGGTCGGCTGCTCCTCTCCAAATTTCCCACGGAGGTCAGCCGCACCCTGGACAGCACCTTGCCCATTCTCAGCCTGCAATACCGGGAAAAGCGGTACGGCTGCCTGTCCTCGGTGCTGGTGCAGAGCAAGAATCAGACCTACGCCACCTCGGTGACCAATTCTACCTTCGCTTCCCAGGGCGGTCACGCCCAGCAGGTGGTGACCATGCCCAGCAACGGAGCCTTTGAGGCCCTGCGGTACTCCGGAACCTATCAGCTGGAAAAATCCCAGCAGGAGCGGTTCACCCTGGAGGTGACGGTGGCGGAGCTGTTCTGGGGCTGCCCGGGAGAGCTGGTGCAGGTGAAGGTAAACAAGGCAGGCTGTGACGGCACTTGGCGCATCAGCGAAAGCAAGGTGTGCTTGGACGAGGGCGGCGCACGAACAGAGCTGACGCTGGTGGCGCCCAGCGCCCTGATTTAGAAAGGAGAGAGGATCTATGTGGATCACCAAACAGAACAGCCAGGTAAGGCCGGAGGAAGCTGTCGCTGACAGCGGCGTTGTCACCCTGTCCGGCTCCTCTCTGGCAGCCTACAGCGGAGGAGAATGGCGGCAGCTGAACCTGTTCTCTCCCGGTGGCGTGGCCTGGAAGCCGGAGGTGGGCACTCAGGTGCTCCTCCTTCGGCTGGGTACAGAGGGAACGCCCTGTGTGGCAGGGGCTCTCTGCACGGAAACCGACGATCTGAACCCGGGAGAGCTTCGCCTTGCCAGCAAGGGCGCTTCCATCACCCTGCGGAATGACGGAACCATTGAGGTTCAGGGTCAGCTGGTGACGAAGGAGGTGGGCGCATGACGCTGCTCTTAAAGGACGGAGATTATGTGCCGGACAGTCAGGGCGCTCTCTCCACCCTCTCCGGCAGCGGAGAGGTTTTGCAGCGGGTGCTTTTAAAACTCACCGCTCGGCGAGGCGGGTTCCCCCTGCTCCCGGAGCTGGGGAGCCAGCTGTATCAGCTGCTTCGCCACTCTCCCGCCCAGCGGGAGGCTCAGGCCAAGCAATACATCCAGGAGGCCTTGGCGGATGAAACCGACCTGTCCATCACCGGCGTTGCCCTGACTCCTATGAGTGAGGATGCTCTGCACATCGCCGTGACGATGGACTGGCAGGGCGAATCCCTGACGGCAGAGCTGGATGTGAACCAATGAAAAGGAGGGAACTTTTTTGACCACAGAGGAATATTATGCGGCGCTTTCCGCCGACTTTCAGGAGCGAGCCGGACTCACCGGCGACCCCTCCACCGAGCTTTCCATTCGCTTTTATGCGGTGGCCGCTCAGCTGGAGGCGCTGTACAACCAGTGTCTTTGGGTGACGGGTCAGTGCTTTCCCCAAACTGCCACGGGAACCTATCTGGACAACCACGCTCAGATGCGTGGGCTCAGCCGAAAGAGCGCAGCTGCCGCCACCGGCTCCATCCGTTTTCTGGTGGATCAGGCCGCTGCCACCGATTTGGACATTCCCGCCGGAACGGTGTGCATGACCGCCGGACTGGTGCAGTTTGAAACCACTCAGGCTGCCACGCTGAAAGCGGGACAGAGCCAGGTGGATGTGCCCGCTCAGGCGGTGGAATCCGGCAGCCAAGGTAATGTGGCTGCCGGAACGGTTCTCACCATGTCCGTTCCGCCGGTGGGCATCAGCGCCTGCACCAATCCAGAGCCCTTCCAGGGCGGACTGGACCAGGAGGACGATGACGAGCTGCGGACTCGGGTACTGGCTACCTACGCAAGAATGAGCAACGGCGCCAACACCGCCTACTATGAGCAAGCTGCCCTGGAATTCGATGGCGTGGCAGCGGTGTCCGTCATTGGGCGAAACCGTGGGCTTGGCACGGTGGATGTGATCATCGTAGGAGAGGATGGGGTTCCCACCCAGACCCTGGTGGATCAGGTGCAGGCCTACTTTGATGACCAGCGGGAGATCGCCGTGGACGTGAAGGTGCTCTCCCCTACCACCACTGAGGTGACCGTGAATCTGCTGGTGCAGGTGTCCGACTCCGCCGACCCGGACGAGGTTCTGCCCCAGGTGCGGCAGGTCATCACCGACTACTTTAACGGCACCCTGCTGGGAAAGGTCATCTCCCGTGGCAAGCTGTATGCCCTGGCGTTCCAGGTGGATGGAGTGGAAAACTGCTCCCTGCTGGATCCCAACAAGGACATTGCCGCCCAGCAGGATGTGCTTCCGGTGCTGGGAACCCTCACCGTGTCGGAATGGGATGGTGAATGATGGGCTACAGTGAGCATTTAAAGGCGCTGCTCTCTCCCCTGGGGATCTATCAGCTGGAGGACAGCATCAACGGCGCCGAGCTGGACAGCTACGGCGCTCAGCTGGATGAGATCAGCGACCGGCTGGAGGTGCTGGAGCGGGAGATGAATCTGACGACCGCCCAGGACGAAGGGCTCTCCGCCTATCTGAAGCTGCTGCGGAACAAGCCGGTGGCCCAAACCGCCCAGGAGCTGCGCAGCGCCCTCACCGCTCTGCTGCGGATTGGCACCGGCAGCTTTACCCTGGCTGCCATCAACGACAACATTGCGGGCTGCGGCGTGGAGGCAGTGGTAAAGGAGACCGACCAGAAATACGTGGTGGAGGTGACCTTCCCTCACCTGTCCTCCAACCAGGAGGAGCTGGAGCGGATGCTCAAAATCATGGATGACATTATCCCCTGCCATTTGCAGGTGAACTACCACTACTGGGTCACCCAATGGAGCTATCTGACCGAGGACAGCCAAACCTGGGCAGATGTGATGGGTGACGGAATCCGTTGGATGAGTCTGATGCTACTACAGGAGACAGCGGAATAAGGACAAAATCCCCGAGAAATTGCAGGGCTTGCAATCTCTCGGGGATTTTTTATCACTTATCGTTTCAGTTTCATCAATCCCTCCGGTGGGAAGGTGACATACTCGGTGGGGGTCTGCTGGGCTTCCAATTCTTTCGGAATCGCCCAACGGATCAGCTCTTTGGGATCAGCTCCCTTTCGGCGGATCATCCGCACCACGTTAAAGGTATCCGGAACCTCCTGCACCACCTCGAAGGGGAAGGTATTTTCGCCGGGCCCTTCCGCATAGCGGATGCTGTGGGCACGAATGCCCACGCAGTCAAAGTCCTCGTCAGCAGGAAGGGTCAGATCCAGATCCCAGTCCGCCACATGGCAGGTGGTTCCGTTCCGAGTCACCATGGCCAGGTTCTTGCAGCCGGTGAGCAGCGCCGCCTGCCAGGTACGGGGATTCTGGAACACCTCGCTCTTGGAATCCACCACCTCGATGTGACCGTGGCCGTACACCGCCACCCGGTCACTGACCCGGTACACCTCATCCCGGCTGTGGGAAACAAAGAGGGTGGTGCCGTGGAACTCTTTCAGACGCTCGGTGAGCTCCTGCTCCATCTCCCAGCGAAGATAGGAATCCAGGGCGGAGAAAGGCTCGTCCAGCATGAGGATGGAGGGTTCACTGACCAGAATGCGGGCCAGCGCCACTCGCTGCTGCTGACCGCCGGACAGCTGGTGAGGCAGCTGCTTTTCCAGGCCCTGCAAATGGAAGGCCTCGATGCTCTGAGCCACCTTCTGCTGGCGAACAGCCTTATTCTTCTCCCGTTTCAGACCGGTCATAATGTTCTGCTCCACCGTCATATTGGGGAACAGGGCGTAGTTCTGGAAGAGCATTCCCACCTTCCGCTTTTGAGGCGGCAGGTTGATCTTCTGCTCCGAGTCGAAAAACACCTGATCGTTCACCACAATGCGGCCCTCGTCCGGCTTTTCAATGCCGGCGATGCAGCGGAGGGTCATGCTCTTGCCGCAGCCGGAGCCGCCCAACAGGGCCAGCACATCGTCACCGGTGGAAAAGGCTACGTCCAGCTGGAACTTGCCCAGCTTTTTCTTGATTTTCACTTCAACGGACAT